ACCAGCAGTACCAGTAAAGTCGAAATGAAGATCCCAAACCCCTGTACCAACGGTCATACCAGCGCTATGCATGATATAAGTTAATTGTAGTTCATAATACTCTATACCACTAGCAACCATCTCAGTTATACCAGTAATATGAAATAATGCTCTATTTTGTGGGTTAGTAGCACTAATAATCTCTAAGTTTGCATTTAAACTATTATCAGTAACATATTGATAGAATGGGTGTATATCATTCTCTGATATATCTGTAGTCGCTACATATGCAACTGTAGCTAATGCAGGATCTGAATTGTCTAATGAGAAACCACCGGTTTCGATTGGGTTTTCATTGTGAGTGTATCGATAACCTTGGGACGTACCACTTCCGCCCCATGGGATATATTTCCAAATCTGTGTTGTGCCATCGTATGCAGCGGTTGATACGTATAGATTATTCGCATCAAATGCAATTTGCCCTGCAGATTGTCCTTCAAATCCAACTAAACTTTCAGGAGTTGCTGTTGCAGTTACTAATGCTGGTTTATCTAACAAATCATCAAAACTACCACTAGTTGCTATCGTAGCAAAATTTGGTTTATTATTAAGATCAGCATAGCTTCCCGTCTTTAATATATTACCGCCTGAAATATTTAAGCCGTCGGTAGCTAGTGCTGTATATATTTCATCGAAGTTTGCTTTTATCTTTAATCCACCAGCGCGCAGCGTATCGCCTGTTTTATCGTTGTTAGTAGTACCTACGTTAAGAATCTGTTTTGCCATATTAGTTCCTAGTAATTAGACCGCATCCCAAGTTGCAGTGTTCTCATCAAGTCTGAGTCTTGAGTTATCAAGCCTTATAGCTGAAGGCTCATAGTCTGTTAATGTGTCTTGTAAATATTGTTCACCTGGTTCTCCGAATGGATTAGATTCAGAGAAGTCAAGTATAGTATCACCAAACTCTTCAAAGTCAATATTCTGAGCATTTGGATCATTCGGCATATCAATAGCGTTAACCGCTTCAATAATAATGTAAGAAGCTCCTGACTTCATCCCAATTATTCTTCGTTCTTGTGCAGCTTCACCGATTCCAGATGCTTGGAAGTAACGAGGTTTATTATCACTAGAGCGTATTTGATTAACTGTAATAGTAGCAGCCAATCCTCCAGTAAATTCTACACTAGCTAGTTCACCTATAACGAATATAGGTTCGTTATTTTCATCATAGCCAACGAATTGTTGTACTTCTTCACCGTATGGAACGAAGTTAATACCATTATTAGCACCTAAAATCAAGCGCTGAGATGGCGCATATGTGTTCTCAATGCCATCGATGATAGGGTAACCAGTATTGAACTTCTCTCCGCTGTATTCCCATGTCTCACAGTGTAGTTCATAAACGAAAATATTAGCTAACTGATAGAAAGCTGCTTCGTGTTCTACGAACTTAATTTCGAAGAATGTACCTGATAGAGGAACATATAATAAGTCGCCTTCGTTTGGACGACCACCAATCATTGTATTGTTTTCTCGACCAATGAAGTTTTCCCATCGACGACGTGATACTACGAATGTTGCTTGGTCTCGAATCTCAAGGCCAAACTTTGACATGATTGTACCTTCACCCGCATAACCACCTTCATCAATATACATCTCGATGAAGTAAGCTTGATTAAACTCGTTTGCTGTTGCGTCGTTTAATACTTTATCTAAGTTACGTAATGTTCTTGGAATATAATAGATATCTTGACCGTAGATCCTTAAGGATTCTTCGATCATGTCCTCATAGAGTCTTTGTTCTCCAACAACCCCAGGGTTAAAGTATACATTGGTTGGCATTTAATTACCCACAGAAAAAGTCGACTGGCAACTCGTGTGTATTTCTCAATTCTTCTTCTAATAGTCGAAGGTCGTTTTCTGCATCGTCAATATATTGGCGAGCATTAATTGTAACACCACCAGGTAACTGCATACCATCGAACTTAGCTAAGTTTGCACCCCACTGAAATTGAATCAAAGCAGTAGCATAACGCTTTAACCAGAAGTCATTCCAAACTTCTGTGTTGTTAACGCGCACATAACACTCAACCATCATGTACATACCAGCTTGAATCTTCTCGCTCCATTTCGTCTCTACATATAAGCGATTACCGTGACGTTGGTATTGAATTGTTTGCACGCCATTTAATAGCATGTCTAGCGTAGTTAGATATTGTTGCATCTCAACATAGTACTGCATTGAGTCTGCACGATATAGCGCATAGAAGTCATTCAGATACATCTGATACTTCATGTTGAACATGTTGATAGCTGACCATGAGTGTGTCAGCGGCAATATTCGTGTAACAGACACTACATCATCCGTTAGAGTAACATAACCATTGGCTATATCGATCTCTGTTACTTGTACTGGTAAATATACACGTCTTTGTCCGTCGTAATGATAGTCATAATATTTTTGTAAAGCTTCATCAATACGATCGTCCAATTGGTCCTCATCAACGTTGACTTCAAGCACTGGTTGCCCAAGTGCTCGTAAGCAATATTCTTTAAGTTCTGCTCTGTTGGTTGGAGTTGCCATATTATGCCCTTATTTTAGGATAGAACGAGCCATCCATGCATGTTTTTTATGTGCAGCTAAACGCTGTGCACAAAAATCTGAAATTTGAAATTCTTGAGCTTTTTCTGCGGCATCATATAGTTGGTTATAAAGCATAATCATTGTATCATTATCAACCAAAAACTTCGCAAACATTACTTCGGCTTTAGGGAAGTTTTCTTCATCTGTGACTTTTGATATTTGTGAATAAACAGACAGAGATCCTGGTGCATATTCACCAAGTTGTCTAATGAACTCAGCTATTGCATCGTTTTGCTCATAGATGTCTTCATAAACACCAGCCCAAAAAGCATGATAATCATTGAAATTAGGACCTTCCACATTCCAGTGGAACATTTGTGTCTTTAAGAATAGCGCAAAGTTAGATGCAAGGGTAGTTCTAAGTGATGTAATGAGTTCAGTCATAATAGCTCCAAGTTGTATAGATCTATTTATAAAACTTTTCCCTCTGTCAAGGGAAGGGAGGATATATAAGATGTGTATATTTTAAAATTGAGCAATATATGTTACTGAAAAATCATTATTATTATTTTCAATCTGCTATACCTAAAGATACGTGTGACAAGATTGTAAGTTTGGGATTAAATTCAATATCACATGATGGTACTACTGCTGGATCACACGAAAAGTCAGCTAATCCAAATAATGCTCCACAGGGCGAACTAACATCACAGCAACTAAAAACTAAAGGCTTAGACGTAAATAGTACGTACATAAGAGATAGTAAAGTAAGTTGGTTAAGGGATCAATGGTTATATGATCTTTTTTTACCTTATATCGAAAAAGCTAATATTGCTGCAGGATGGAATTGGGAGTGGGACTATTCTGAAAATTTTCAATTTACAATATATGAACCTGGTCAATTTTATTCTTGGCATAAAGATGGAGTTAGTGATAACACAGGAATCTATAAAAGATATATTTATGGTATAACACAAGAACCATTAGATAAAAATAACCAACCGCCATTTCAGTATGTTACAGATACAAATATGGTAGGCAAAGTTAGAAAAATAAGTATGACAGTCAGTCTAAATGACAGCGCTGAGTATGACGGTGGAAATTTAAAGTTTGATTTTGGACACCACACCAATGGAGAACAGTTCCATGAATGTGAGGAAATACGACCAAAGGGATCTATAATTGTATTTCCTAGTTTTTTAGATCACTGCGTTACGCCCGTTACTAGAGGCACTCGCTATAGTTTGGTATTATGGTGTTTAGGAAAACCATTTAAATGAACAATATACAAGCAGACTTTCACAAAAATAATTTCGTAGTAATAAGTAAAGTACTATCTACAGAAATTACAAATTTAGTATATTCTTACTGTAAAACTGTAGTAAGTAGAGTTGACTTTATGTCAACATATGTTCAAGAAGATCATAGAAAGATATGGGATGGTTTTTTTGGAGACGAAGCAGCCAACTGTTATAGTAATTATGCTGATCCAATGATGGAAACTATATTATTGACTTTGCTTGATACTATGCAAAATAGTACTGGCTTAGATTTATCCCCATCATATAGTTATTGGAGATTTTATCAATATGGAAATGATTTAGAAAAACACATTGATAGACCAAGCTGTGAAATTTCTGCCACGATGTGTTTAGGTTATGATGTTACAAATTTAGATACTTCATATAATTGGCCCATGTTTATAGAGACAACTGAAGGAGAATCTATACCAATTCACTTAAATCCTGGCGATATGATAATATA